GCGTTCACCTTGAACCCCCAATGTGCTAGCAGTTGCAGCACACCAGGGGCGTGTTTCTTTCGGACGATTATATCGTCACCGTAGACCATGAAATCTACGCCGGGCTTACCACAGCCCAGAGCGAAACACGCCGAAGCAAAGATGAGTGTCTCAAGTGGAAAACAGAAACCGTTGCCCATACTACAAAACTTATTGTACCTCGTCACGAGGTCATGCAGGCTGTAGTACTTACTTCTAGTTCTATCGAGTAGACGGAACCAGTCGTCGGGAAGGAGGTAACGAACCAATTCTGCCGAGACAGAATCCGACGCCGATGATAAGTCGATCGTCACAAAGGATTCATCACCATCAGCAATAGAGCCCTCACGGGCCATGAGCTGATTCCTCTCTTGGCTTCGCAAATCGATACCGGCTCTTTTAAGACGCTTTCGCATCTCAAGATCGATACCTTTTTGAACTAAGCCATTCAACAACGGCTCGACAGCTATGACCCGATGGGTCTTCGCCGTCTTCGGCACAAAGCTAAGCTTGTTGTTATTGACGACATGGCAACGACGCTTGTACGCTTCGAAAGCATACTCGTAATCGTAGCAGAGCATGACACCATCAGGTCCCTTGGGCAGTAACTGCTCAAGGTAGTGATGGTTGTTCATTAGCACTGCGAAGCCATGATGCAGAGCGCCTGGGGTCACGGACCACTTCTCGCTTAAAAGTTTTGCGAGCATGTGGGTGGCATTACCGTGAACTCCCAGACTGGCGCCGGAGCCAAAGTCTCCTTGGTTCCAAATCGACTGGTATGATGGTGTCGAACCCAGAAGGGTTCTAATCCATCTCCTAGCCGCCACAGCGTGTTCCCGGAATCGATCTCTCGACCGAGAATGGTTCAAGAACGCGAACTTCCTATTAACCAACCCCATCCGCTTTTCAGCGGTGAGAAAGGTCTTAGTAGCTCGGTCCTCTGGCTGTAGATCCAATACCCCTTTCGGGAATGGATACTTCTTTACCAAAAGAGCAAACTGATTCGCCACAAAATGCTGTGTGGCATCGTCATACTTCTGTGACGACAAGGAATCAGCCGCGGCATACGCAGAGGCCCAATCCCGGCGACGCACAGCGTCACTTAGGGGTTGGAGCATGCTGTAATGGCGGTGGCTCTCTAACAACTGACCTAGAACGTAAGCATAACGCTTAAAGCTCTGGTTCTTTAGGCTCGACCTTAGCAGGTTTAGAGCCCTGATCTCGCTGGGTTTCATAACGTAACTCCAGTAAACGCGAGCGATCGAATGAATCGATCACTCGCAAGGCGAACACTAGCGTCAGAATACCGACAGCTAGTGCAAGGAAAGCTGCCAAGAAGGCTCGCACATCAACCCTTACAGGTTAATGAGCTGCCGCTTGACGGCGTCCTTGAATCCGGTGGTACCGAGGTACACGGACATATCGCCGATCAGGGTATCGATGTCTGCCGAGGCCGAACCGACAGGAACTTGGACCGTCAGATCGAAGATGGCGTCAGCCACCGTCGTCTTGGCCCCAGTCAGCGTAAGAGTACGCGTCAGTTTCGCTCCGTAGCGACCCACGCCACTGAACGCCTCCGTAGGCTTAGGAGCCGTACGGGCCAGCTTGATCGTGTCTTTTGCAGACACGGTATGAGCTGGGCCCGCATAGGCCACCGAGTCCCGTTGGACGGCATCCGCAGCGTAGGTTTTCGCATTAACAGTCAGAGACATTGGGTTAAAATCCCATAGGTGAGTGATTAACAGCTCAAAGCTGTGAAGTGCCGGGAGTACCCCGACGCCAACGTGTGCGATCTTTCACAAGAGACACACTTGCCGGCCCAACATCACGAAGGGCAGGCTTGGAAAGACCAAGGGCTGAATAAACAGCACCGGTCGATAGGGCCCATGCGTCAGCAACGCGCGTCGCCGAGTCGAACCTAAAGTCCGACTTGACAACGATACGTGGCATGACTAGAGGGACTCTATCACGGTTCACACCACTGATCCCCACTGTACCTTGCGGTGCGGAGTTCAGGATTTTGCCGCCACCAATAGTGGTCCCACTACCAACCGTGTAAACGGCGGAGTAGGACCTCTCAATGACGGCACATGAACCGATATGTGTCCACCCAATCGCAGGCGCGATCGCGTTGAGGAAGTCCCCAACGTTCACGAACCAATCGAGCACAAAGGATAGCCGCACGAGCTCCCAAGGTAGAGTCAAGAGACTCTTCCCGGAAAACCCGAGCTGATCAAGTAGATTCCAATCCACCTGATCAAGCGACATACCTCTGACGGAGGCGAAGCCGGTCACCTGGCACTGCCAGGGTATCGACAACACCCCGTACGTAATCACACCTGAGCTCCCAACTGTGGCTTGACGCCGCACTTGGTCACGGGTGGTTTTACGCACGCTCTTGCGAAGGTTCTGAAGGTTCTTGATCAATGCTTCGACGTCCCGTACGATCGGCAGGATGCCGTATCTGTACTGGAGCCACAAGGAGGTCGCATCCTCAACCAACTCGCGTTGGTCGGGGATCTTCCTGCGATCCTTTTTCTTGCGGAGCTCTGCACGTCCCGCAGCAGTGAGCGAAGCCCACTCTCGGAGACGAAGTGCAGGTTTACGAAACAAGTCAAGAGTCTGCCCGAACTCAGCAGCAGTTTCCCAAAGGTTTGAGTCACCGCGTCCGCGTTTAGACAAGACACCTGTGCTCGCCTCAGACAACATCATTGCGATGTCGTTAGATGCGAATGGCTGCGCCAACAAGGGGACATTAAAGCCCCCGAAAGGCTCCAACGGCAGCATGTTGTACCAGTAAGCACCCGAGGAAGTATACTGCCTCGTGTTGCCTGCTGATCCGAATGCGTGGTCGGAGATCACGTTGACGGCGTAGGTTCGCTGTGTCCGGGACATCGGGTTGAAGAAAACTTCACCCCTTTTCTGTCTCGAACGGAACCCACTAGTCACAACATCGTTCATATAAGCATAGGTACCGACTCTCGCCGGCGCGTGGGTAGCAATGATGCTCCCATTGTCATACTCATATGATGGGGAAAGGGCTTGAAGCCCTCCCGTTGTACGTGTGCGACTGCTCACAGGATTTCCTTCTTGTGGGTGATGTGTCGAGTCTCTTTCCAAAGGAGATCGACCCATAATTGAGTGACAAATGCCTTGTGGTCGTAGCTCTCTCACGAGAGACTAACCTGGCGCCTCACGGCGGCAGGAACGACCACTCTAGCTCAATCAGCTAGAAGTGAATCTCAGGGGGGAACCACCCCCCCGAGAAACAGCTCATAAGACAGAACGCCCTAGCACGGTCAACGACCAGCAACAGGCGAACTCCCCCGGTTTCGGGGCGTAGGCTTACTCCAGGGTGTGAATCCTGGAGCGGTTCTACGGTCCTATGAGCGTCGGGAACAACCCGACTAGAAGAGGGCCCCTCCATCCAAATAGCACAAGTCCCTTGGGTCAAACCAAGGAGGCGAGCGGTTATCTCACGATAACTTCTCCCGCTAGGACCGTAAGGTCCGCGACGAGTGCGTGATGGAAGG